GTGTATGATGTAAAATTTGACCTTCTAAATGACGGTATTTCCCTTCAAGAAACAATGGAGCGCGGAATTGAACGTGCTCAAATGACAATACTTAATATTTTTTCACATTGTTTTTTACCTCAGGGGTGTACCATTGTGATTGCACTTGCAGAAAGTCATGTTTCTTGCCATACCTGGCCAGAAAATGGATCTATTGCCATTGATGTGTATACTTGTGGTGATGGAAATCCCAAATTAATTGCCATTGAACTATTAAAATACCTAGATTCAAACAATTTTAGACTTCGTGAGATAGATCGTTAAATAGTAATAGGAGATAGAAACCTCCTTTATAAAAGTTCTGTTTTAATCGATTAAAACAGGAGTTTCACAAATGCTATTCGAATCTGACGAAAATCAAAAGAGAGTTATTCAAGAAGTGGTTTATGATATGGCACCAAAACATAATTTAAAAAAACAAGTTGAATTGCATGAAAAAATTCGTAATGATGAAGACTATGATGATTGGGAATATGGAACCGAACCAAATTACGGTTCTTCTTGGAAGTAGATATAAATAAATAAAAAACTTTTGTTCGATGGCAATTCAGAGGATATCCAGATCATTTAAAGATATCAGTTTATCCTTTGAACCACATCCAGTGACAAAGGATTTGCCAATATTGAAAAATGAAAATGCAATTCGCAGATCAGTAAGAAATATTGTAGAAACTATTCCAACAGAAAGATTCTTCAATTCATTATTAGGATCTGATATTACGAAAAGTTTATTTGAATTTGTTGATTTTGGTACTGCATCAGTAATACAAAGTCAAATTGAAATATCCATTAATAACTTTGAACCGAGAGTTAATAATGTAATAGTTCAGGTAGATCCCATTCCAGATGATAATACATTTAATGTAACAATTATTTTTGATATCATAGGACAAGAATTTCCAACTCAAGAATATTCATTCATACTAGAGGCAACGAGATAAAATGCCTTTTACTAAATTTACAAATCTAGATTTTGATCAGATAAAGACCTCTATCAAAGATTATCTTCGTGCCAACTCTACATTCACGGATTTTGACTTTGAAGGGTCTAATTTTTCTGTATTAATAGACACTCTGGCATATAATACCTATATTACTGCATTTAACTCAAATATGATCGTGAATGAATCCTTTTTGGATTCAGCAACTCTTCGTGAAAATGTCGTTTCACTTGCAAGAAATATTGGATACGTACCTCGTTCCAGAACAGCGGCAAAGGCACAAGTATCCTTTAATGTATCCACTACCACAGTTACTCCCACACTCACTTTACAGGCAGGTCTAGTCTGTGTCGGTTCTGTAGATAATACTTCATATACATTTTCAATCCCAGATAATATATCATCAAATGTTGTGGGGGGTACAGCATCCTTTAATAATATTGACATTTATCAGGGAACCTTCTTAACAAAACAATTTGTTGTGGATGGATCTCTAGACCAAAGATTTATATTAAACAATTCATCTATAGATACCTCAACTATTTTCGTTTATGTCAAAGGAGTTAATGATAGTGGTCTTGGAACAGAATATTCTTTGGTTGATAACATTCTTGAGGTAGATTCATCTTCAAGAATCTATCTCTTACAAGAAGTTCAGGATGAAAAATATGAATTACTTTTTGGTGATGGATTAATTGGTAAAAAATTAGAAAATAATTCGATAATCACGGTAAATTATATTGTTACTGATGGTGAAGAGGGTAATGGCGCTTCTTCATTTTCTTTTTCTGGAAGCATTAGAAGCGCAAGTAACGGAATAGTTGATATAGGTTCGGTCTCAATTACAACAAATCAACCATCTCAAAATGGTTCTGATATAGAATCTATAGATTCTATTAAGTATTTTGCTCCAAGAATATATTCTTCTCAATATAGAGCAGTAACATCAAGAGACTATGAGGCGATTATAAAAAAAATATATCCAGATACTGAATCAGTTGCGGTTATTGGAGGTGAAGAATTAGATCCACCAGAATTTGGTACAGTATCGATAAGTATTAAACCAAAAAATGGAACTTTTGTTTCTGATTTTAACAAACAACAAATTATTAATAAATTAAAGCAATATAGTATTTCTGGAATTAATCAAAAAATAATTGATCTTAAAATATTATATGTAGAAATTGATTCATCAATTTATTATAACTATTCTCAAGTGTCTACCGTAGAATCACTAAAAACAAAAGTTATAAATTCGCTGACAGAATACTCAAATTCTATAGATCTTAATTCGTTTGGTGGAAGATTCAAGTACAGTAAGGTTCTTCAAATAATTGACAATAGTGATACTTCTATAACTTCTAATATTACCAAAGTTAGAATTAGAAGAGATTTGATGGCAATGATAAATCAGTCTGCTCAATATGAATTATGCTTTGGAAATAAGTTTCATATTAATTCTGCCGGTTTCAATATTAAAAGTACTGGATTTAAAATTTCAATAGATTCGGATACAGTATACCTAACAGATTTACCTAATTCTGATGGAAAAACCGGAATATTATCAATAGTAAAACCTTTGAGCGATGGAACGATAAGGGTTGTTGTAAAATCTGCCGGAACAGTTGATTATACAAAGGGTGAAATTAAATTAGGAACCGTAAATATTATATCAACATCTAAGGCAAATAATATTATTGAAGTGCAGGCATTCCCAGAATCAAATGACGTTCTAGGACTAAAAGATTTATATTTAAATTTTAGTATTTCAGAAAGCACAATAAATATGGTAAGAGATGTAATTGCCTCTGGTGATGAAATATCCGGTACATTATTTGCCAGAGATTATTACACATCAAGTTATTCAAACGGGAATTTAATAAGAGCGTAATATGATACAGACTGGGTTCGAATCTAGAGTTAAGGTTCAGCAAGTTATTGAAAATCAACTTCCAAATTTTATTTTGGATGAGAGTCCAAATACGGCAGAATTTTTAAAACAATATTATATTTCTCAGGAATATCAAGGTGGTGTAATTGATATTGCAGAAAATTTAGATCAATATTTAAAGTTAGATAATTTAACTCCCGAAGTTATTGTAGGATCTACTGAACTATCTGCCAATATTTCATCTTCTTCTGGAATTGTTACAGTTACCTCTACTAAAGGATTTCCTCAAACTTATGGATTATTGAAAATTGATGACGAAATCATTACATATACTGGAATAACCACAAATACATTTGTTGGTTGTATTCGTGGATTTAGTGGTGTTACTGACTATCATTCGGATTTGAATCAAGAAGAGTTAGTATTTTCAGAATCAGTATCCGCATCTCATAGTGAAGGATCTTCTGTACAAAATCTAAGTTCTTTATTCCTAAAAGAATTTTATAAAAAAATAAAATATACTTTTACTCCTGGTCTAGAAGATCTCGATTTTGTATCAGATTTAGATGTTGGCAATTTCATAAAAGAAGCAAGATCTTTTTATCAGGCAAAAGGAACTGACGAATCATTTAGAATTTTATTTAATATTTTATATGGAGTAACCCCCCAGGTAGTAAATTTAGAAAATTTCTTAATTAAACCATCTTCAGCAGAATTTATAAGAAGAGAAATTGTAATTGCAGAAAGAATTTCTGGAGATCCTTTGAAATTAGTGGGTCAAACTATTAAAAAATTTAATGATGATAATACTAGTGCCTCAATTTCTCAAATAGAGCCATTTACTAGAAATAATATCCAATATTTTAAAATTTCACTTTTTGTTGGGTATAATGATACCTCCTCTGTCCTTGGAAATTTTGCAATTACCCCAAATACAAAAAGTCTAAAAAATGTCGCTATTGGGTCTTCAGTAATTTCGGTAGATTCTACAATTGGATTTCCAGAACAAGGAACAATCATATCTGGAAATAATACAATCGCATATACTAGTAAAAGTATTAATCAGTTTTTTGGATGTACTGGGATTGCATCTGAAATTCTTTCAACAGATGACATAAGATCTGATGAAATTTATTATGGTTATGAAAATGGGGATCTAGACAAAAAAGTTGAGTTGAGACTGACTGGAGTATTATCAAAATTTGTTCAAGTATCGGATACTTTGAATTTGGATGAAGGGCAAATAATCTCAGTTAAAAATATTGGAGATTTAATTAAAAATCCGCAGCAGAATAAGTCATACAAAGAAATTTTTGCAAATTCTTGGATATACAATACTGGATCTAGGTATGAAATAGAAAATATCAGCAACAGGACCCTTAAAAGTCCAATTGATAGATCTAGTTTAAAAATTGGAGATGAAGTAGAAATTTTAGAAAGAAATACTAATAATGTAGTATCTTCATCCGGTGCATATATTTCAAATATTATTGTTTCAGAAAATAGAGTTGTTATTGATAATTTAACTTTCACTGAAGAAAATGGAGTGCAGTATGATTTAAGAAGAAAAATTAATACTGCAAATAGTACAGTAGTTCCAATAGAATTTGGAAATAATGTTATTTTGTCAGATATTCAAAATTTATATAC